AGCGGATTAGGGCGGCGCAGTAGCACTTCCAGCGGGTGATTTGGGATGTCCTTCTCATCCTCGCCGGTGGTCTGCATGACCGAGAACTTGACGCCCGCCGCGTATTCGGTGACGGCATTTACAGCGGTGAAGATCCACCCGATGCGCTGATAGAGGGCGTCGTTTTGGAGTAGCCAAGATGGGTCACGCTCCCATTGATATTGCCCCGCCATCGCCAGCGGGACGCGCTCAGTAACCGCGCCAGATTGCATTTTGCGGTAGCCAATGCGTTTCATGAAATTATCGATAATGCCCATGTTATAACCCCGCCCTTCCTGATCGTGTGAGCGCGTACCATCCCCAAAACGCCGCGTCTGCCAGGTCAAGCGGCTCATTCGGGAATCGTTTCAGCGCCCGCTCTAATACTTCGTGCGTCCCGATTACATGCACAATCGCGCCCTTTTCGTAATCGGCCAGCATCAACTGATTTCTTTCAACTTTGCCGCCTGTCCCGGTTCCAGCCTTTGCTTCAGCGAACGCAGGCCAAACGATGAGCTTGTATTCTTCCTCGCTCATTCGCGCTTTGTACTCAGCCTGCATCTTTTCAAGGATGGTGTAATAGGTGCTGCGCCACAAATCGCCGCCCTGGTTGGTTTCTACCCCAACCCGCCCGAACTTGTTTTCAATCGCCACACGAATAGCGCGGCGGATTACGTTTGTCGGGGTGTCGATGCCTTCCCACGCAAACACGCGGTAGATTGTCCGATCCTCGCCCAGCCCGTCGGCTATGATGCCGTTGGCGCAACTTTCCTCATTCGATGTTACTGCCGGGTCACACCATACGCACCCGCGCACGAGTTCGGGAACTTCCTCGCGCTTGCAATGCCTAAACTCGATATGATCCCAAATTCCGCCCGATTGCGTTACCTCGTGCTGCGCCTCGGCTAGAAACGCGGTCAGACCCCAATCGTTGATTTGGCTCTGGCACGTTTCCAGACTTTGCCCTTCCCACGTGGGCGTACCCGCAATAATGCGGTAGCGGTTGCGGTTGATTTCGTCATCGAAGTAGACTTCATAGGCCAGCCCTTCAACTGCCGGGATCGGCCCGCTTACGATGCGGTCAATCATAAAATCGGCATTGTGCGCGAGTTGGTCGGCTATGCTCCCCTCGCGGATGATGTTTTGGATAAACAAGACCGCGCAGTCAGATGAGCCGGCGGGTAAAATGCTGGTCGTGATGGTCTCGATCTTCTTGCGCGTTACCGCCATGCTGTCGTGCTTTTCGTCAACGTCATCGAAGATAATCAAATCTGGCCGGCGCTCCTCATCCTTGCCGCCGCGTGTGCCGGTGTCCAGTCCCAGCGCGTCAATGGTCAGCCCGCTTGCCGTCTTTAGCCGGTTGCGCCGCCAGCCCTTGCTACTGCCGTACTTGCCGACCTTGCGCGAGGATAGCGCGGGGTTATGCCGTCCTAGTTGTTTACTTTCCAAAAGTGCGCCGATATTTTCAACGTGTTTGTCGGCCTTGTCCTGGGTGCTGGAGACGTACCAGATATAGGAGCGGGTTTTGGCGTCGCCCGCGTAGACGGTCGCAAGTTCGGCGCTGGTAGATTTTGCCCCGCCGCGCGGCCAGAGTGCGCAGAACGGGCGCGGCTTTACGCCAGGGCGGAGGGCTGTTACCCATTGCCATAGCTCGATATGGCGTTGGCCGAATGGGTGCTTGATGTACTCAGGAAACAAGGCGCGGAGCCAGTCCCGCCAGGATGCAAAATTACGGCGGTTGCCCATTCTCAGCCCGCCGCTTTGCCCAAAATCAAAAGGGCCGGTGTCAACCCGGGGGATCGTTACCTGGGGTAGCATCTGCCGCCGCTTTGCTCATCGCCTCCAATAACCGAATCGCCTTGTCTGTCATTACGCCATGCAATACCGCCGCGCTTTCGGCGCTTTGGCGGGATAACCACTTTTTATCTCGAAAATGTTCGGCCTGTACTCGGAGGGTTTCTAGATTTTCCTCCAAATAACCGGTCAAAAGCTCGCCGATAGACTTTTTTTGTGTCCGCTCCAGGGTCAATTTTCCGCTTTCATAATCGGCTTTCCAGCGTTGGATTGTGGTTCGTGGGATGTTATATTCTTTGGCAACAAAAGAAGCGGACTGGCCCGCAAGCAGGGCCGCCATTACCGCCGCCTTCGTTTCGTCGCCGTGTTGCATACTCATCCCATGAATCCTTCTGCCTTGATCGCCGTCTGGAGTGCGCTTTTCACCTCGCGCAGTACCTGTAAATTCGCGTTTAGTTCCGCCGCCCGGCCTGCTACTTTTGCGTACTCGATGCGGATGTCAAGCAGTTCGTTTGTCACACTTTCCAACAGCTTGACCTTGCCGTCATAGTCCAGGGCCAGAACGTCAACGCGGGTAAGCTCACTCACTTGAACCATGCTCCAATCGCGGCGGCTATGACCGCCAACCCGCCGGTTATCACATTGCCCAGCCTGTCGGCGTCTCTCAGCCGCTTGATTTCATCGGCGTGGTTTTTCACCTGCGCGGCCAAATCCGTCTGCTGTTTCGCCATGTCGCTCTGACAGCGGTTCGCCTCGCGCACTTCAACCGTTAGCGCCTCGATAGCCCTCAAGTGTTGGTTCTGGCGTTCCTCAATCCGCGCGAGGCGTTCGGCTACGTTTCCCCATGATGCCGCTGGTGTCATTGCGGCGGCATCCTGAGCAGTTTTGCCGCCTTGTTCTGATCGGCGTTGATCTCGCTCCATACCGCCGCCTCAATCGCGCCATCGAGAGCTTCAAGGTCAATGGGGATCTTCTTCAGCTTCAGCCAACGCTGAGCAAACTGTAATGCGTAGTGTTTCTTATCATCAATCAGGCCGCCCATGTTCGCCTGTTCCGCCGCTCTCACGGCGATTTCCGCCGCCCATTGAATCGCGTCGGCGGTGTCGGGCCGCGCGTTCTGGAACTTCTGCCAGGCCAACCGCGCCTGTGAGTACAGCCACCCGGCAAGGGCGGCGGCGAGAACCGGCAAGACCGCCTGAAGAAACAGGTTCAGGAAGTCGAATAAAACCTTGTTAGCGTCAATCTCCATAGTAGTCCCTCCGTGCAATTGTACTGCGCTTATAGTTTAGCAGATTATGGGTAAGGTTACAATATGCTACGCTTCAATATGGTAGCAACAAAAAACCCGCCCATCTCTGAGCGGGTCGCGGGGCTATTTGCCTTCAATCTCCACCACCACCGCGCCTCCATAGCGCATTTCGCCCCAATCGAGCGTGATCGGGTGGAGTAGATGGTCATCGATGCAATACGCGCGGCAGATGCCGTCAAGGTTAGCTTTACACCTGGTTAGCATGTTATCCAGGTCGCGCCTCCGTTTGTCTGGCGGGTGGAAGATGATCCGCGTCGGGTGCGTGACGTGGAGCAGCGTTCCGGCGTAAACCTCTCGCGCCGCCACGATGCCGACCAGTTGCGCATCCCGCGCGGCGCTTGAGCGTTTCGCCCAATGGATACGGGCGTTTAGACTCGTGTCATCCGGCCAGGGGAGCGTGATGGTTATCATTCCCACCCTCCCCCGGCATGGCCGGCGCATCTCACCCACCGCCTGCCCGCCGTCCGGCCCTCGGTGCATCGCGCGGTGGTGTGGACTTTGCCGCATTTCGCGCAGGCTGGAGCGGGTAGCATGACTGGAAAACCAAAGGCCTCACGCCACTTTTTAGGCAATGGTTTTCCGTGATAAACCGCGCAAATAGTACCCGCTGGCATACCGCGAAAATCGCTCATAACGGCCATTTTGTGAAACGAGTACCCGCCAATATCTTTTAGCGAGCAAATCGCCTGAAACAGGCCGTCACAATTTGTGACGGGCATACCCCGTATCGATGCAGTAACCATCTAAGCCTCACTTTTCACGTTTTCGGCCTTCGTCCAAATATGCGGCGCGGGTGACGTGTGCGCCTGCTGGAACCACCCCGGCGCGTCTTTGCGCGTGACCGCTACAAGGCACAGCTCGCGCTCTGGGTCGCGCCCGATGAGCAGGCCGCGCAGGTCGCCGCGTTCGTCGTGGATTGTCACGGCTGGGAATTGTGCGTTATTCATGGCTAATCCTTTTCGCGCAATCCAAGCCGTCTTGCCAGTCGATAGCTTCCTGGGTGCAAGGGTCAAATGGGTTTATATCTGACCCACCGTGCATATTGGCGTCCCATCCCTGCACCCATGCCTCAGTAGGGCTGTCCGGGTAAACAGCTGGTAGTTCGATGTCTTGCCCGCTTATAAAGTCGTGCATTACCCACCGATTGCAATTACACCAAACAACAGGAGCACCGCATTTGATACAAGATTCGGGACGTTCTTCGCTCATCTGTCCAACTCCTCCATTAGCCACTTAGGATCAAGTCTGTCCCATTGGCGAACTGTCTCCTGGCGAATAATTTTTATCTTCTCGCGCAGGATAGATATTTCGGCCCGCAAATTGCCCTCAACCTCCTGGGTTTTCAGCGGATCGTGGTTGCAATACGGACGCTTAAAGCGAATATCAAATGTAACGTCACAATTAGCCATTATTTTTTCTCCCCTCCATCACCGTGAGCCAGAACGCCGTCCACCAGCCGCTAGACTGCGCCCGGTTGCGGCGCAAAGTGTAAATAAAGTTTCGCATGTTTACACCCACGGCAGGGAATTGCGGCGTATTATTCATCTCTATCGCTAGTCCCTTTCTGCGCAGTCCCAACCGTCTTGCCAGTCAATAGATTCCTGCGTGTTTGGTTCAAAAGGGTTGATCTCAATACCATCGTGCATATTCGCATCCCACCCTTGAACCCATGCTTCGCTTGGGCCGTCTTCATCCGTGCGAATGCAAACCGGCTCCCAACGCTCGGTAACAAAGTTGAATTGTTGCACGCCTTCTATTTTTCTCATCCCCATAACCTCCCAGTCTGACAAATCAGGATCAACATACTCCGATGCGGCGTGCGCGTGTCGAGATGAACGGTGCCGCTGAAATAACCGTCCCTGTACAGGTGATGCCGGATCGAAACGATCAGCGCCGGTTGAGCCTCTTTCGGAATGTAACGCCGCCGGGCGATTTCGTCATCATCGGCGCCAACCCGGGGGAATTGCGGGGCGGCGGTCATTCAATTTCCTCCCAATACTTAACCTGGTTATCGCGGTCAATTTTCGTCTGCATTTCGGCTAGTTCCAGCGCCGCTATTGCACGCTCAAAATTAGTGCAAAATGTCCCGTTATCGCGGGCTAGTTTCGTAGCCTTTATAGCCCTAGATATTAGCTTCAACCGCTTTGTGTAAATTTCACGTACAGCTTTTATCGTTTCGTTTCGTATTTCCTCGTTCATCCCCTCACCTCCCACAA